GCGGTTTTGGCGGAGGCTTTGAAGGCGGCGGCGGTGGGGGCGCCTTTGGAGCCGGGCTTGCGCATTTTTTCGCCGCTGCCGGCAGCGATGCGCTTGCGCTTGGCGTTGATGTTGGCGTAGAGACCGGGTTTAGTCATTACTTTGTACCTTTTTTGCGGGGTTTTTTGGTCATTCCAGCCTCGGACATGGCGATGGCCACCGCTTGCTTGCGGGAGGTGACTTTGCGGCCAGAACTGGACTTAAGTGCGCCAGATTTGTACTCTGACATCACTTTTTCCACCTTTTTCTGGGCTTTGGTGGGTTTTTTGGCGGCCATGGCGTCCCAGGGGAGGGGTTACCACACACGATAGTTGGTCTTGCCGAGGGATTCTGGTTTGGCGAGGTTGAAAGTTTGGAGGCAGAGGTAGCCGAGGGCGTCGAAAGCGTGGTCCACGCCGAGGTTTTTGTTGGGGAGGCCGGTGCCGGGGGCGTAGGTCAGGGTGCGGAGGGATTTGATGAGTTCTTTGCAGCGGGGGTGGATGAAGAGGCGGCGGGTTCCAGAGGCGTCGAGGAGGGCGGTGTTGACGCAGGTGATTTTGTCGCGGATTTTCCAGGGGGAGCGGGGGCTGGAGACGGTGAAGCCGGACTTGCGGAGGATGTTGTGGTCGGTGGCGCCAACGCCGGAGGTTTTGCGGGCGCCGCCGGTGGGGTCGGGGCAGGCGATGATGCGGCGTTCCACGCCGAAGCGGGACTGGATTTCTTCGCAGAGGTCCCAGGTGGTGGCGCCGCCGGTCATGATGACCTCGTCGAAGATCCAGAGGACGTCGCCTTTTTTGACGCCGCAGACGGCGGACATGGGGTCGATGTTGAAGTCGACGCCCAGGAGGAGGGGGAGGACTGGGAGGTCTTGGACCAGCTTGTCGATGTTGTCGTCGGCGAAGCTGATGGCGACGAGGCCGGAGAGGTTCTCGAAGCTGGCCTCGAATTCTTGGCGGAAGGTGCGGGCGTCGAGTTGGGCGCGGGCGGCCTCGATTTCCTCTGGGGGGACGTTGTCGCCCTCGATGGTGGTGAATTGCCAGCGGCTCCAGTCCGGGTCGTCGTTTTCGCAGTAACACCAGAGGTCGTAGAACCAGCTGGCGGTGCCGTCCGGGGTGGAGATGAAGAGGGCCCAGCCCTGTTTGTCGGCGAGGGCGGGGCGGATGACCTCGAACCAGACCTCGGCGTCCATGAAGGCGGCTTCGTCGAGGACCACGCCAGCGAGGCTTCGGCCGCGTAGGGCCATGGCGTTTTCGGTGCCTTTTAGCTCAATCGTGCTGCCGTTCACCAGCTCGATCTTGAGGTCGGTCTCGTTTTTGCTCTTGATCCAGGCCTTGGGGACGAGCTTTTTCATTACTTTCCAGGCGATGTCCTTCGCCATCCGGTATGTAGGGGCCGCGTAGAAGAATGTTTCGCCCGGTCGCTCGATCGCCCCACGCAGCAATTCGATACATGAGAGGTAGCTTTTTCCGAAGCGGCGGCCTGCTACCAATACTCTGAAGCGTTTGCGGCTGGAAAATACCTCGCCCTGGGCGTATCTCAGGGTTAGCGCACCAGCAGAATCGGGCATTTGTGGTTTTGGGGGTACCTTCTAGGGTATTACAGGAATCGTAACCCTGCCCCCGGTGTGATACAGGAGAAGAAATTGAGGATATGTCAGTAGGTTCCCTGCGCCACGCCTGCCGCGCCGAAAAACCGAACCTACCCCCCGGCTGGGGAGTGGTTCGGATGTACTAGCCTCGCAGGCTAAGCCGCCGGATCGGCTGATCGGCGGCTTAAAGGGCGTTGAACTGGTCAGCGATCCAGATAGAGAGCGCTGCATCCCACGCCAGCGAAGAACACAGCTAGGGGTGGCAGTGTGGTCACACAAGCGAGAGTAAGGAAGGTTGCCGCAGTGAGCTTAAGCATGGGGTGATGTCCCTTGGTACCCTCACACATTAGCGACGGCCCAGGGCGCGGCAAGACTGCGACGTTCCAGCGTTCACACTTTGTAACAACCGCAGCAGGCTCAGGCTTGCCGCTTGTCTTCGACCGTGATATTGAGCGTCGGCGCTGCAGCGGCTGCGGCTTCCGGCGCAACCTCTCCAACGACCGCGCCGAGGTCGCGCATCAGCAGCTGAGCCGAGCCGATCTGGCCCTTTCGAATCGCTGCGTCAATGGCCCTTAGTCTCATACTCTGCAGACGTGAGACTATAGATTCCCTATCTTTCTTCCAATCTTCCTCGGTCCATTGTTTCACTTCATCCCAGTCTCGCCAGGCGGTAGCTTCGGCGATAGACTCACGATCAGCGTGCTCTAGCACCAGCTGGCGAACAGTCAGACCCGTAAGCTGCCGCTTATAAAGCCGCTTTCGGCGTTCTTCAATCACGGCGTCGGGGTTACGCTTCCCGTAGGGTCGCGGCTTGTTTGTTACAGCTTCCGGCTGATCTTCCGGGGCTGCGTTGTTAGCTTCCGGCTGATCTGTCACAGTTACAATCCCCAACGGCTTTGGTTCAATCATAGACGCACACTACAAAGCCCGGCAGGGTAGCCGGGCCGGTAGGGTCTGCAGTGTGCCAGTGGTCAACCCTCGCCGAAATAGAACTGAGCGGCGAACCACTGCAACGGATCGTGGCGCGCTTCCGGGTGATCCGTCCACTCAATGCCCCAGTTCTGATACTGTAACTGCGGCCGGTAGGGTTCGCAATAGGAATCAAGCTCGCCGATGATCCGAACGGCAGGGCCGCCAGTGGATAGCAACAACTCGAACTGGGAGTAACTCGAGGCAGACCCTGGCGCGTGCCAATCGGAGCGGACTAGCACCGATAGGGGCATGGCTTGCGCATACTCTCGGACCGTCTCGCCTAACGCGTCGCGGTCGTCGAGGTCCCATGCTTCGGACTCTGCGAACACTAAGGCCCGAGCGCTTAAGTCCTCGCGGTCGCCATCGTATGGGCGATCAGCGTAAAAAGCTAATTCCCATAGCGTCTCGATGATCTGGAGCGTGCCACGCGCTGAAAAGAAAGCGTCGCGGTGCTGATCGGTGGGGGCTTGTGCTTTTGTCATTGGGGGTAGCCTATAGGTTGGGCTTGTGTGAGAGTGTAGAACCGGATTCGGCCAAGTGTCAATAGTGTCGACGCCAGGCCAGAAGACGGCAGACTCTGAGCCAGCTGGAATCTGTGATCCAGTCCGGCCGATGGACAGACGCGCTAACGCCTAACGCATCGTCACCGGCAATGTCACGCCAGAAGGGGCTGAGCCAGAAGTCAGACTCAGGATCAAGAGTGATCCACCGCGGGACAGCGGCGCCGTCACCTTCGGCGCAGCATCCTGCTAGGCGATCCATAAGGTCCCTAAGGTCCCAGACTGACTCTGCGTAGTCAGCGCAAGGGCAGCCATTCCAGGAGAGCCAGCCGGACTCTGCGTAGTCTCCCTGTTCTGCTGATTCTTCTGTGATTGTTGTGTATGTGACGCGGAAGGTCCCGTAGGGTTCCACGCTGCGAAGGATTGTCATGAGGGTCCCATCGTTGGTTGTGATGTGGGGGGCCAAAGCCCAACCACATCATGGGCCCCAGCCCGGCCCGGTCGTTGCCGGTGTTGTAACACTTAACAATCCGATCGGCTGGCTTGCGTCTGCTGTTAGTGTGTGAGGGTTCATCCGGCCCACCAGCCATGAAACCTCTCGGATACCTGCAGCGCCAGATGTTGCAGTTCTGCCAGAACCACCCAGGCCATCACACCATCGACCCAGACCGCGAGACCGTACGGGTCGCGCGATCCCTTGAGCGCCGCGGTCTGCTGCACGTCACAGATTGCGGCATGAGCACCAGCACCGGCCAGACCGTGCTGATGGTTTCTGCGAACAGCGAACCCGACCGTAGGGAGGGTGAGCAGTGAGCGGCGGCCAATGGACAACACAACGGGAACGGCGCCAGAACCGCGACGATGCCCGAGAGGCTAAGCGCCGTCTGGTGATCGAGTGGCAGGATAAGCTCTGGCTTGCTCAGACCCACCCCTGCGCAGATTCTGTGCTGGCGTGGCTGAGTGAGAACCGCGCCGAGGCCTCAAAGGTCGGCGCCAGCCGCTGGCACCTTGAGACCTTGCCAGCGCTGGTGGCGGCCCAGGAACGTCTGAGGATGGCCGAGCGATTCGAGGCAGTCCTAGAACGCGCCAGAGTCAGCCACCAAACCCTCACGGTTCAGGATGTCCTAGGCGATTCTCCACAGAATCCACAGATTCAGCCTGCGGAAACCGGAAACGCCGCGCCGTCGGGCAGACGCCCCAGGCGGGATGCTGGCAAGGCCCGGAAACGATCCAGGTAAGCCGCGCTACCCTGTCACCGGGCCCCAGCCGTTCGCGGTTTGGGGCCTTTGTAGTGTCTCAGCGTGAGACTCGTGAGACTCACCGTTAGACGGCGTGGCCGGTCTGACCGCCTACGTTCCAGTGCAAATGCATCAAAAGCGGGCCCGATGGTGCATTTGCACCATGCCCGGGCACGGATGTATAGGTTTTGTCGCAAGCCATGAATGGCTTTTGTGCGAGGCCGAAGACCGAGCACTATGAATGGGCCCCAGGCTAGGTATTTTTACTGGCGAGAACGGCCAGAGGCCAGGGGCTCCAGCAGCCTACTGGCCTCTTTTCATGAATGGGTTTTTACTGTAGTAGAATACTCCTGTATGAATGGCTTTTAAGGTTATGGAAAGTCGCAACTGGGGAAGCACGCTGTTCTGGTTAGCTGCCGTGCCTCTCACGCTTCTGTTGCTGTCGAAACTACCTGCTCCAAGCACTCGTATTTGCGTGTGCCCCAGCTACGTTTGTGTTTGTCCATGAATGGCTGCCAGCAGTTGTCATCGGCGCGGATGTAACGAAGGCTCCAGTCGCCGCAATACCGGTCTTCGCTAGTGAATGGCAGGTTGCGCCTATCGGGATGTCCTGGGTGAGACTCATGAGACTTGCGGTGAGACTTCGAGGCTCTGGAAATACTGTTCCACCCTGGCCATGAATGACTCCTCTGCGTCGGCGAGCTCGCGAGCCGACATTGAATGGACATTGGGGGCGCCACAGCGGCGAGCCAGGATGATGGCTGCTCCAGTCGGCTGGAGGCCGGTGAGGTGCTTGAGGCCAAGGCTGTAGGCGCCACACTGATCTATGTAGCTGTGCCCGAAGGGTAGGCGTTCCAGGCCGTCTTCGTCTTTTGTGGTCTTGCGGCCGACGCTGGTCTTCCAGTCGGCTAGTACCAGGCTGTTGTTCTTGAGGCCGATCAGGGCGTCGCAGGTTCCAGCGAAGCCGGCCGGGTGATGAATGGAAAATTCCGATGCAAAAATTTCTGTCACGTTAGTGACGATCCAGTCGCTGAGACTGCGGGCGTAGCCTGAGGCGCTCCAGCCAACCCGGGGGACGTTGGGGCGGACCTTTTGGAGCGCCCACTGCGTGATCTTGGGTGGGATGCGTGCCAGGCCGTCGGAGTCCCAGTTGATGGCGTTGCGCTTGTTGGCGGTGTTGCGTGCCAGCTGTTGGGCGGTCTTCAGTAAGTATTCAGCTTGTGAGTGGGCCATGTTGCCTCGGGTGGCGGCAACGTTGCGCTGGGTGGTGGCCTCGGCGGGTCCCAGTCGTTTGATCCAGTTGTCTAAGCCGGTGGTGTCGCTTGTTTCTTTGAGAATATGGGTTACTGAGTGATACACAGTGCCGTTTGCGTCTCGGTAAACGCGGAATGGGCCAGAGTTATCCTGTTCCAGCCTCCATCTTCGTAGTGATGCCAGTGTGTCCTGGGTATTGGAGGCCATTTGCATACTCTTTCCCACCTTTACTATACAGCAGCAAACTTACCGTAAAACTCAGCGGCGGCTTTTTTGTATGCTGCATGAGCCTCTTCCGGCGTTTCGTAACTACCTAGTGGGACCCACTTCAAATCGACTCGTATGCGGGCGTACCAGCGGTTTCCTGTCTTTACGTAACCCTTTGCCTTTCTATTGCGTCTGTTCTGCGTGCCAGTAGCCAGACGCAGGTTCCAGTGCCGATTGTCGTGCTTGATACGGTTTATATGATCTATGTGCATAGTGCCTGGATCTGAACCAGTTACCCATTTCCACACAACTCTGTGATTTGTGTAGTTGCGCTGTTTCCAGCAAATTTCGTAGTACCCGCGAGGCTTTAGGCATCCAGCTGTATCTCCTGGCCGGACACGTCTGCCTGCGTTTATCCGCCAGACAAGCTCACCTGTTAAAGGTTTGTAATCGAATAGCTCCCACAGCTCTTCAGCAGCCGGGAGGGGCTTGTATGCTTTTGCCATCGCCTATTCCTGGTAGGTGGTCGGGGGCAGGGTGTTGGAAGCACCGCTGCCCTACAATTTTGCCATGAAAAAGCCCCGTTTGTGGCGGGGCTTGAGTGAGATTCCGCTTAAAACTTAAGCGGCTTTGAAGGGATTCGCTCCTGTTAGCAACCGGCTTATATCGAAGCCCTCTGCTTTTGCCTCTAACCAAGCCGCATCAATATGTTCTTGCGAACCACGCTTGCGGGGGACGGGGCGGACGGTGTACTCGGTGGTGAGGCCGCTGCCCTTTTTGCTGATGCTGAAGTCCCAGGAGAGCAGGTCTTCGTAGTCCTCCATTTGGGAGATCGAGTCCAGCTCTTTAAGGATGGATTTTTGGGTGATCTGGAGGACTTGGACTTTGCCGGACTCGTAGTTGTAGACAGGGACGGCGATGGCGAATTTGACGTCGGCGGTGCCGGGGCCGCCGCGGCCTTCGCGGGGTTCGAAGTCGCCCATTTCCGCGGTGATGTCCTCGGGGGTGGGCTCGTAGTCAAAGCGGAAGGGGCGGGAGGCACCGTCGCAGGTGCCCCAGCACTCGTAGAACTCCAGGGGTTCGTCGGAGAGCATGGCGAAGCGGACTGAGCCGCCGTCGGGGAGCTTCGAGAGCTGGAGGTAGCCGCCGCCAGCACCGCTGGTGGAGACTGCTGCTGAGGCTGCTTTTGAAAGGAAAGCCATGATGTTTTGGTGTTTGGGGTGTCGCCTTGAGTGGCAACCCTTGCACAGTAGCACGGGGTTGACCGAGTGGCTACCCTAGAAAAATGCCCCAGCACTGGGAGGTGCCGGGGCGACATAACCAACTTCTGTAGGAGTCTAACATCGTGTCTCACGCGACGCAAGAGTTGCTGGCGTTTGTGCGCCAGTTGCCGGTGGGGATGGCATATGCCCCGATCTATGCCAAGGACAGGGCGCTCCAGTCGGGGAAAATCTCGAAGGGCAAGACGCCGCTGGAGAAGTCGCACCATGTGGTGATGACGCCGGCGGATGTGGCGCTGCAGATTGAGCGCAGGCCGGAGGTGTTCCAGGCCGTGGGGGTGTTTACGGGGGCCCGGAGTGGGGGCCTTGTGATCCTTGACGTGGACAGGAATCTGGCCAAGTTGCGGAAGAAGTGGGGTAGCACGCTTGATAACGCGCCAGTTATTACCAGCACGAAGGCCAACGCGGCGAAGTACCTGTTTCGCGTGCCGGAGGCGCTGTGGGGTGAGCTGAAGGGGATTGGGCTTTCGGATACCGGGGCGGGGTACGAAGTGCTGTGGGGCCGTCAGGGGCTCCTGTATGGCGCTTATCCGGGCTCCAGCGATGGGAAGGCACCAGCAGGTCAATACGGGTTTGCAGGGGACCTGGAGGCGATTCCAGAGGCCCCTGAGTGGCTTGTGGCGGAGATGCGGGATGCGGCGGGGAAGCAGATCGAGGATGGCGGGTTCATCAAGAACCGGAAGGCGCTGGATTTCTCGGATCGAGACCCAGCTGAGGTGGCTGAGATTGTGCAGTCGGCGTTGCGGGTGATTCCGGGGCAGGGGGCTGGGAGCCGGGATCACTGGGTGAAGGTGGGGATGGCGATCCACTCGGAGTTGCCGAACGACCTTGGGTTGACGCTTTGGAGTGCGTGGTCGGCGGATGATCCGGAGTATTCGGAGGAGTGGGCGGATTTCAATCCCTGTGAGGAGGTGTGGAAGTCGTTCAAGAAGGGACCGGTGAGCCTGGGGACGCTGTTCTGGATGGCGGACCAGCAGATGCCGGGGCGGTTGTGGCTTGCGGAAGATCTTCGCAAGGTGGTGATGCAGCTGGAGGCCGATGCTCCAACAGAGCAACTGCCTAAGTTTGCCGAGATCATGGCGGCCACTAAAGAGGCCCTTCAGTTGGAGAACCCGGCTGAGCAGAAGTACGAGTTACACAAGATTGCGTACAAGGCTCGGATGCGGGATGCGTTTGAGTTGGAAAAAATGTACGTCGATCAAGTCCAACATGAGTCTCAGGCCGAGACGATGACTGTGGCTGAACTGCTCCAGAAGGATTTTGAGCGTAGTTACTTGATTCCTGATCTTCTTCCAAATCCCGCTGTTGTGTTGATTTATGGCGCTGGGGGTGATGGCAAATCCATGGCGGCTTGGACTTTGGCCAAGCATGTAGCAATGGGAGCGCCTTTTGTTATCCGGGGAAGGCATGTTCCAGTGGAACAGGGGCCTGTTTTGCTGCTTAACGGGGATCAACCTTTGGTGCAGATGCAGGAGCAGCTTCAGGAAGTGGAGATGCCGGCGGATGCGCCAGTAACGCTGCGGACTGATTGGACGCTCCAGTCGTATGCCCGCTTCCAGAAACTTATGGAGCGCGTGCAGCCCAAGTTGGTTGTGATCGACTCGCTGATTGGCTGCTCTGGTGGCCGGGCCTTCGACGAGAACAAGTCCGACTTCGCTACGCCTCTGTACTGGTTGACGCGGAACAACGGCGTGTTATTTCCGGCGGCGACCATCCTGATCATTCACCACGCCAACAAAACGGGCGGGTTCCGTGGCACCAGTGCTATCCGGGATGCTGTTGATGAAACGTGGAGCTTGAAGCGGCCGACGGACCGGCAGTTGGAGCAGACCGGAGCTAATGCTCGAATCATCTCCATCGAGAAGTCCAGGTCTGGGCGCGGAGGCACCAGCCTTCTGCTGCGTCAGGAAGCCGATCTGAGCTTCACGCTGGCGGATTGGACACCCGAGGTCGATCCGGGTGAAACGACGCCTTCTGGGGTCACTGACAGGGTGCTCCAGCGCCTTCGCGTGGTTTATCCGGCCGGTAAGACGCGGGAGGAGATGAACGCCGATGCGCTGTGTGGCGGAAGCGTGGCGGCAATCAGAAAGTCGCTCCAGCGCCTGGAGAAGCGGGGGCTGGTTCGGGTGTTTGAAACACGGGCGAGTGACAAGGGCGGGAGACCAGTAAATGTGTACCAAGCTGTTGTTGCCTCGCGGGGAGAGGGAGAAAAAGGGGGTCCCACAGACCAAACCACCTGTAGTAGCAACGGATTAGCAATGGGACATTGTACGGAAAATGAGGGTTTGTGTCCCACTGACTTGGTGGATGGGACACTTTCGCAAAAACAGACAGGCAGTCCCATTGCAAAACCGTTGCGGTGCAGCGGATATGAGCAAATGGACCCCTCTGACACATATCTCCCCGCGCGAGGGAAAGAGCAGCGAAGCGATGACGAGCTGGAGGCCCTCAAGGGTGCGGCTATGGACGCTTGGAGCTGAGCGGTGAAGGTTCCTAACGTGTTCCTGTGGCTGATCCAGGTGCTTGCCTGGCTCTTCTGGAGACCTCCGATGGCGACCTCGACCAAGCCCAAGCGCGAGCCACGGCCTCCTCGGAGGCCCACGCTTTCGGTGACCCAGTGCTCGATCCCCGACGAGATCCACAGCATCATCCGCACCAGCT